CAACCGATTATGGCCGTCAGTTTTTTGAAGACGAATTTGCCTCTGAAATAGCGCGCAATCGTGGACGCCTCAAAGGTTTTGCCGTACGTACTGAGGATAAAACAGGTTCCTGCCATATACACCAAAAAGGATCTAACCCTTATACATTTACCGATTTTGGGGTCGATAATCAGGGTATGAATGCGATTGATTACGTGGTAAAGCGTGATCATTGTACCTTTTGGGAGGCCCTGAAAAAACTATGTAGCCAATATGGGGTGCCACTACCTGAGGGTAATAAGGTAACTCCCACGGTGGAATTTTCCTCTAATGTGGAGGAGGACGAAGGTTTTTGGAAGGTCAATTTTTCTTCTTCTTACAAAAACAAGAAACTACTACAACGCTTGTTCCCTTTCTATACAGAGGAGCTTTTAAAGGAATATGTTTTTAAGGAAATAGAAAGCTACCAAACTGTCGGAGTTAATGAAAAGGGTAACAAATACAAAAAAACAACTATTGCCAATGCTGATTTTCCTATTTTTGGTTATGACAAGGGGGATTATGTAAAGATATACCAACCTTATGCCCCTAAAGGAGACGCTTTTATACACAAACATTCATTTGTCGGGGATAAAAGCGGCAAACGTATCATATATGGCTGGGATCGGCTCTTTGAAAAGGTAGAATATGATACGATACAGCAAGTTATCAAGGATCTGAAAACAGCAAGAAATAGTGAGACGAAAAAGGATCTTTTGGCTCAATTGGACGCCCTCAAGTTGGAAATGGTAATCATCGCCACAGGAGGTACGGACGGCATTAATATTGCCTCACTGGGGTATGATGTGATTTGGTTCAACTCCGAAACGGAGGTAATCAATAGCCAAGAGTATTACGAGCTTTCCCAAATAGCCAAAAATATCTATTACATACCCGATTTGGACGAAACAGGCGTTAAGCAAGCGGTACAAATAGCCGATAGCTTCTTAGATATAAAGCTGGTTTGGCTTCCCAAGGATCTTAAATATTCCAAGAAAAAAGACTTTGCCGACTGGTTGCGCCGCGAGAAGAATGCAGGCAAGGAGATTCTTCAATCTATCTTTGCCAAAATGCTCAATCAGGCGCTTAACTTCCGTTTTTGGACGTTCTCTGACAAGGGTACTGTACAGTTCAATCCTACTAAAATCATTCACTTTCTACACCTCAAGGGCTTTTATACCTTTGCTTCCAACTATTCAGAGCAAAAGGAGGACGAATGCGAATTTGTCAGCCTCAAGCAGGGCAAATTAGAAAAAATACTCAGTACAGATATTAAGAAATATGTATTGGAATGGATTGACAACAAGGTATATAATGAGCAGGTGCGCAACCGAGTGTTTTCGGCAGCAGCTTTCCAACCTTCACACCTTAAAATGCTTCCTATATTTGACAAAGACATTACTAACTACGGGCGTTCGTATCAGTGGTATTTCTTTGCCAACGAAGCCATAAAGATACAGAAGGATAGTATTGCTTCCTACAAATATTCGGGAGCGCTCAAGGTGCAATTTTGGAAAGATGAGATCATCAACCATAACATATCCCTACTAACTCCATTTTTTGAAAAATACACCGATGAGCAGGGGCGTACACGTATCAAGATACTTAATAAGGATAGCAATTATTTCAAAGTATTGATTAATTCCAGTCGTATCTATTGGGAGAAGGACGCTAACGAAGCGCATAAGGACTTAAACCCTTTCGGAATAGCCAGCGAAAACCTTACCGAAGCAGAAAACTACGAACAGGAATTGCACCTAATGAATAAAATATACTGTGTAGGCTATATGCTGCACCAGCACAAGCGAGAATCAGAGAGCTTTATCGTAATAGGCACTGACTACAAGGGAGGAAACAGCGTAAAGGGATCCTACGGAGGTACGGGAAAGTCTTTTTTGGTCAATGGCATTCGCAAAATGCTAAAGAGTAAATACATTGACGGAAAAACACTCGGCAATAACAAGTTCCCTTACGATAAGGTGACTGAAAAAACACGTTTGGTTTTCTTGGACGATATGAATTTCAATCAGGATTTCCGAGATTTCTACAACAAAGTAACTGGGGACTTTGAAGCCAACCACAAGGGAGGAAAGATCTATTACATTCCCTTTGAGCGAAGCCCTAAAATGGCAGCTACCACTAACTACGTTCCCGATTTTGAGGAAAGTTCTTTGGTGCGCCGCTTGTTGTTTTACCAAAATGGAGACTATTACCACGCCAAAACCCCTAAGAATGATTACCTTTTTTCAAGGAAAATTTCCGATGACTTTGGCGGGCGTGATATAATGAATAGTGATTATAGTGCAGAGGAATGGAATGCTGATTATAATTTTCTGTTCAACTGCTTGCAGTTTTACCTATCGTGCGAACAGCCTATTATGGCACCATTGGAAGCCCTACAGAACAGGCGTGCGTTGCTCTCTATTGGGGATAATTGCTTGAACTTCCTCAATGATTATTTCGCCGATGAGGCAAAACTCAATCACTGGATTAACAAACCTGAATTTGTCCGAGAGGCAATCGGCGAGCTGGGTAACAAATACACCCCCTACCAAGTGTACAAGAAGTTACAAGAGTATTGTAATATCCATAAATGGGAGTTACAGAAGGCTAAGCGCAAAACCGAAAATGGCAATTCCTTAGAGCATTTTTATATAGATACCAAGCAGCTGGGGGATATACCCGCTATAGAAGAGCCTACGCAACCTTCGCCCTCTCCCACCCCACATATAACCGATAACCTAAGTCATGAAATAGATTTTTAAGTATGAAAATTATTGACCTTTTTAGCGGAATTGGGGGATTTGCTCTGGGCTTTCAGAAGGCAGGTTACCAATTCACAGAGCACTATTTTAGTGAGATTGACAAACACGCTATTGCTAACTATAAATACAATTTTCCTCATGCAATCAACCTCGGAGACATTACCTCTATTCACGGAGGAGACTTTACAGACATTGACATTATCACTTTCGGATCGCCTTGCCAAGATTTCAGCCTTGCTGGAAGAAGAGCGGGGCTTAAAGGAGCCAAAAGTAGCCTTATCGAACACGCAATTGCCCTCATTGCTCAGCTCAGACCAAGTCTTTTTGTCTGGGAAAATGTTAAGGGAGCATTCTCCTCAAATGCTGGCGCAGACTTTTGGGCGATTATCAAAGCGCTTGCCAACATTGGGGGTTATAGACTTGAATTTCAATTGCTTAATACAAAGTGGCTTTTACCCCAGAATAGAGAGCGGATTTACCTTATCGGCCATCTTGCAGGAAGAAGTATCCCAGGAGTATTTCCTATCGGAGAGAATGATTTCCCTGCTTCAGAAAAAACGGAAAGTCAATTACAAGCCCCGATTAGTACAACTCTCAAAGCAAGTGGAGCAATGAGACCTGACGACACCTATATAATACCCATGGTTGCAGCAACCCTCACAGGTGGAGGTCACTCAGGAGGCCTACATTCTGATATGACTGTGATACAGCTAAATCCGTCTAAGGAATCCAACGGCAGGCAGCCCTATCAACAAAATAGAGTTTTTGATGAAAGGGGAATAAGCCCCGCTCTAACAAGACACAATTCTGACTTTATTATAAAGCAACGTTCGCGAGGTAAAAATAAAGGTGCAAACCTCAAAATCTGCCCTACTATATCGAGTAATGCTTTTCAAGAAAATAACTTACTTGATGGTGTACGTAGATTGACAGAAATAGAATGTGAACGCCTACAAGGGTTCCCAGACAACTGGACACAATATGGCGATTACAACGGCATAATTAAACCTATTGCTAAGACACAACGCTATAAGCTCATAGGTAACGCTGTAACTGTGGATATAGTAGAACTCATAGCAAAACGATTAAAAATTACAAAACAATGAAACAAAACAAAAAAAGAGAAGAGGTTCGCTTTAAGGAAGATGACAAAGTAAGAATAATCTCTAAGAATATAGAAGGTGTTATTATTAGCATTAATAGCATTAATATGATTTACGAAAACTGTATATACAGAGTAAGGGTTGGTAAATACACTACTCTGGTAGCTGTGTCCGATTTAGAAAAATTGATATAAATATATAGAGAATGAAAAATCTACTTGTAACCGTATCAGGAGGGCGTAGCTCGGCTCGTATGGCTCGGCATATACAGACCCACCCCAAGTATGCAGACTATAACAAAGTTTATGTTTTCTGCAATACAGGAATGGAGCGACCCGAAACTATCACCTTTCTGAAAAATATAGTGAAATATTGGGAAATACCTCTTACAATCATAGAGGGAGTATATTCCACAGAGAAAGGCGTAGGAGTGAGCTACAAGGTAGTAGATTTTGACACTATGGATATGAAGGCTAAAGTATTTGCCCAAATGATAGCTCACTATAACAAAGGTCATTATAATGGTCTGCCTAATATGGGGGCTCCTTATTGCTCTGACTATCTAAAGAGCAACCCAACCAAGAAATATGCTAATAATCTTTTCGGAAAAGATTGTTACCAATTAGCTATTGGTTACCGCAGGGAGGACATGCCCAAGCGTATTAGCTGGGCTGAGATAAAAGTTGAAACTAAGCGTATATTTCCACTACTGACAGATTTTGAAGTGCCTATTGGACAGAGGGAACTAAATGAATTTTGGGATAGCCAACCGTTCAAGCTCGGCATACATAACAAGTATGGCAATTGTGAGCTTTGTTGGAAAAAGAGTACTTCAAACCTTATAGAGAATATCAGATATGGCACCCGCTTTATTGATTGGTTTAAGGAAATGGAAAGCACCTATCAGAGTACTATGTTTAGGGATCATAGGAGTATAGACGATTTGGTAAGGTTAGCCCAAGAGCCCTTACAACTATCTTTTCCTTTTGAAACAGCTGACAGCTGTGTATGTAGTTTTTAATATAACCCAGAAATATTTAACCAATATGCTAAGTAGAGCGGAGTTTAACCGCAATATGCAACTTTACCTTGACGCTCACCGCTTTTGCGTTGATCATGGAGTGTTTGTCTATGCAGGTGCGATTCCTAACCGTATCAATACACTATACGTTGAGGTGAACGATCACGGCAAGATTCAGCGCGGCAAAGAGTATTATACCAATGAAGAAGCTCAGCTAAAAATATACGAAATTTATTTGCATATTTACAAGAAAATGAGTAACTTGCACGCTCAAAACTAAACAACTAAATGAAAATTCTCAAACCCATAAAAACAAAAAAGGATCTCTTCTCCCTGTACCTCTCCCAGTACAGTGAGAAGAACATACG